TGGAGCAGACAGTATTAATTCCTGGTCATCTACAGCAGATTGATAGCGTTTTGCTATCTTTTCAATAATTTTGTGAGAAAAGTTGCTACTTTTATGCCCTAATTTGCCCACATCCTTTAGATCTTGGACTTCATCAAGGTTTACTATGCCTAAAATTTGGTGCATTTAGTTAATAACCACGCTTTTTATTTATTTTATCTACGACTTTATTATATACTTTTTTGCCTGTTTTTACAGCGTAATCTGTAGCAAGACCAGCAACAGCCATTTTACCAGCATCTTTTTTCTTTGCACCTTTAGCTAACATAGTAGCTTGTACCACTTGTCCAGCACTTAATCCAGCTATTTTTGCTGGTTTACTCGGATCAGCTTTCTTTAGCTTTTTCTTTTTCATCAATGCTTTTTTATAGGCTTCTTTGCCTTTCTTTGTATAAGCGTACTTTTTTCCATTTAACTTTGGCATTATTTATCTCCTTTTAAATTTTGACGGACAATTAGAAAACATACCGATCAAGCCCTTGATTCTGGCATTTGTTCCATCTCACCTTGTCCGCCAACCATATTTGTAACGGTCATAATTCTTTCTTGCATTTCTGGTGGTAGCATTTGAAAAACCTCAGTCTCTAATAGGCCAGGGTTTTGCATTGCCATTTGTGCTAACGCTTCCTCTGCACTACCGCCTACACCTTCTTGCATTGCTTGTTCAGCTAACATAGCAAACTGTTCTTGCATTTGCTCAGTTTGTTCTATCTGCTGTTGTGGTGGCATCTGCTGATTACGTACATACCAGTTCTGTATTACTTGCTGTTTATCTGCAATATTTAATGCGTTAACCACTTCTTCGATGCCGTAAACACCTACCTGGTACAACTCTAATGCACGTTCTTCATTAGCAACTCTGCCTTGTGCGTACCTGGAACCAGTGGTAACATCAACATCAAACTCGCTATCTCTAAGCGAACTGGCTGTACCAGGATTAAACTTTGGACTGCCTTCTGGGTTACCATCTGCATCATATACGCCCATCGGATCAAATTGTGTAAATTCAAATTGTCCTTCTGGATCACGTTCACGAATAGAACGTATTTCTTCATCATACGTAAGTATCATTTGCACCATAAACTCACCAATCTCTTTTGTAAGTCTGGATACTTCTTTATTGATCTTAAATCGTTGCCTGGTTTGACTTGCTTCCTGGAGAGCTACAATTGCTCTACCAGAGGTTACACCACCTGGTTTACGGCCTTGAGTTACATCATTTACACCAGTTACCGCTTCCATGTATTGACCAACCTGGACAATGTAATTCTGAATATATCCTGGTATTGGTGGTGGAGACTCAAAGGTTACATCTGTTGGATCTACAACAGTGATCTCTTCACCTGGTGATCCTGTAATTGGCCTGGACATTGCTCCTTTAGCTCGTTGCGTTACCTTTCTGATCGGAAAGCCCATACGCCTTATATTTTCATTAATAGCACTAAATGTCTCATTCATTGCTTTGGTCTGAGTACGTACCAGATCTGTTTCTCCAATACCCCAGAAGTTGTGAGGACTCTTATAGTTTGATACCATAAATACTGGCATTCTATATAACTCTAATGGTTCATCAACAATGAGCTTATCACCTACAATAACTGTATGCCTACCATATGGATATTTCTCTGTATCTGCTTCATTGCTATAACATTCAATTACTAACGCTACATCTGCATCACCAGTAGATGGATTATCACTTTGTAGTCCGCTGTCATCTGTCTTTTGAAATGCTTTGTAATCATCTAACTTGCCATCTGCACTGCATTTAATTCCATATTCTCTATAGATCTTTGATATTTCCATTGGTACAGCAAATAAAAAGTATTCACCCGCTTGAAGATCCAGGTCATTAGCATATGGATGGGGTATAACAGAAAACGGATCAATGACCTGGATATCAAAACCTTTGAATGCACCAGTCTCACCAATTTGTGGTAATATCTGTATAAATCCATTACTATAGATCAAACTATCTTTTACTGCCTGTAAGATCTTACCATACAGATCAGACTCTTCAACGATCTGCTGGAACCTCTTTTGCATCATATCCGCAAAGTAAACATCATTCTTTTCTTTGGGCAGTATATCTACCGTAGGTTGAAAGTCATTAATAATTGGTAAAATAGTCTCTACTACAGCTAATGGGAAATTAAATACCATCCTGGACTGGCTTTCAGTTCCTTTATTTGGTGCTGACCAATGTCTGCCATAATATAAACGCTCATTCTTACGCCATCTATCCGCTTGTTTCTCTCTGGCTTTCTTACTTCTATCCAGCCAATTACGTAACTGTGGTATACGTTCAGCTACATCTGCCACATCCTCTAATGCGTTTGGTTGATCTGCTGATGCGTAATAGTCCATTCCAGCCATATTAATTAATCTCCATTATAAATTATCCCATTGCGGTTGTGAGTGATCTACATCAACAATAATCTTATCAATAAACTGCTGAGTCTCTGTTCTGGTATCTTTCTTCTTCTGACTGGCAACTACCTCATTAACCAGATAACGCAAACTATCAACAGCGTGATCATCTTTTTTTAATGGTTTTTCTGGTTGGTTTAAGTCCATACGTGAAGCAGAAGGTTGCTCCCATTGATAGTTAACAAGCTCCCTGGATAGATTCTCACAGGACTTGTGTATATAGATCTTATTGTTCTTAAAATACTGCGTAACCTTATCAATACCACCTTGCACATCGTTAAATGCGTTTACAACAGGGATCTTTAGCTGTCTATAACGGTTACCAATTGTTTCTGGATCATCTTTCTTACCCGCACCAGTAGATGGATCAATAACGTATGTTTCATATCTTCCTTCGTTCAAGTATGCCTGGATCGCCCTGGCATGATACTCTACATCTTGACCAGCTTCGTAATGTTCACGGTACACCCAAATAGTATCATCCTGGTCTACTGCTCCCCACAATATAGCTGTTGGGTTTGTTCTTCCATGATCAATTGCAATAAACCTTCTCCACTCTGGAGCTACATCAAAATGATGCTTTACATGAATACTTGGCTCAAAGTCTGGATAGATCTGTCCTTCAAATGCATCCCAGGAGCCATATAAATATCTATTGATCCAGATCTCATTGTAATTCTTCATTAAACTATCAATGTATCCTTCTGGAAGGTTATCAATATTCTCTTCTGTCTTAGCATTAAAGATGATATTACCAGGTACTGGATCATGGATAAATCGATGCCAGATCCAGTTATGCCCAAGTGGGTTGCCAGTGATCCAGCATTGCGGAGTGGCTACCGCTCTTAAACGCCCTAATAGCGTTAAAAATACTTCCTCAGATACTTCTTCAGCCTGGTCGATATAAAACCAGCCTAAGTTAATGGATAATAGTTTAGCTGGATCATCTAACGATCTAAATATGATCTCATGGCCATTTGTAAACTTGATCCTGTTCTCTTGCTTTCTGTATTCGTAATCAATCTCTGGTAAATATCCAGCAATATGAAGTAATTCAAAAAATGTTCTCTGGGTACTATCTCTAAGCTCTGGATAGGTCTGCCTGGCTATCATACCAAGTTGAGGCGGGTTCTTTGGATCCATGATCCTGGTCAATGCTTTTAAAATACCCGCAAATGTTTTACCATTACCAATACCACCAAAAAATGCAATGACTGGCTCTTCACATTTTGTAAATAAACTTTGATGTTTGTTTAAAACAATATTATTCATCTGTATAAACGATGTTTAACTGTGGAACTCTTAATTCGCCTTCCACTTTGGTTTTTTCTGTAAACATTGCCAGATGCTTCCCCTGGAGTTCACTGGCCTTTAAACTAACGTTGTACTGCTCTGATCCTTCCGCCAGTGTTCGCACTCTTTCAATATCTTCAAGCACTTTATCCGCTGTTAATTGAACTCTCTCTTCACGCTCTTTAATTAACTTTGCTATTTCATCTTGTAAGTAAGGTTTAGACAAGTTCTCACAACCTATTTGTTTTGCTGTTTTTTCGCTGTATCCAGCACGAATACAAGCCTGTGTAGCATTTAAATCAACGATGTATTCTTTACAGAACATTTTTTGCTTATCACTTAGTTTGGATTTGCTACGCATATGCTATAATTATTTGATCTGTAAGAAGCCCAGCACGTAACGCACTAATAGCCATCAAAGACCATAATTCTTGTTTATCTTCAAACTCACTAAACTCATATGGAAATTCCAGAATCACAGTTGATCCCACTCGGGCTGTCGTTCAATTTCTGGTTTATTTAAATCCAGGGAGAGAGGGGGCTTGACCATAGTTCCCTTATGGTACACAAAAGCCCCCATGATGAAGGCAATGAGAGTAATAAAGCTCTGAATTATAAAAGTTGTTAGATCCATATTTGGGTAGAATATGCACATAAACTAAATAACGGTAAATAGTGAATGTTATCTTTTTGTAATATATCTAACAAACAGGACACTTTTCTTTTTTCTTACCGTAAGTAGGTATGGTTCCTCTTGGGTGTCTGATAATTGATTTAGAATTAATTGCCTGTTCCCAGGTGCGTTTACAATCTGGACAAGCCTTGATCGCAATGTCTGCTCTGTACTGACTTGTTTCGTTTACGTGGCTTCTACCAGTCTTATTCTTTTTGATCTGTTTGTTGCTATACCTGGTAAACTTACCTTCGATATAGTCATTTAATATACTACCCATTTGGCCATCCTATCTCTTGCATTACTTTGTTAATATTATCTTCTTCAGTAGGAGCTTTAGGCTTTGGATTTTGCCTGGAGATTTTTGCTTTGTATTCCCAGGCTGGTACAAACTCACCTTCCAGTTCGCAATTATGAAATAACTGATCTGGTGGCAGTTTATCCTCTTTGCTTCTTTTTTCTGCTCCGCACTCATAACAGTTAAATATCTTTTCTTTTACTACAGCGTGTTTTTGTGGTGCATCCTTTACAACCAGATAACGATCTATTCCTTCCTGGAAAAAATATCGTATTTGTTTTATCTCTGTGTCTTTATCCTTAAAAAAACGATCAATACAAAGATTTACATTATCAACACCAATACGCTTACAAGCCTCATTGATGTGATGCGTATATCCAGCAAAACTCATTTCGGGTAAACCAAAACGATCATGGACTCTTTTCCAAATTTTCATATAAACAGATGCGGGTGTTTCTTTTTCTTTTTTTAATTCTTTAAATGTTTCTAATGTATTCTCTGTGTACCGTTCTCGTTTCGTCTGCGTGTCGTTTGACATACCGTCTGGGGTACCGTCTGCGTGTCGCCCACCCTGGTAAGTGTCGTAATTACAGATACTTAGGTGTGTCGCAACTCGTGTCGTTTGCTGTACCACCATCGTGTCGGTTTTGAGTACAGATATGAAACGCCTAACCTTGCCTGTTGACCACTTCCACCGCTTGGCAAATGTGTTCAAACTACAGCATACTTCACCACGTTTGATTACAACTAACTGCTCTTTCATGTAAACTGATCGCTCTTCATGTGATGCCATCATTAGTAGATCCATCCAGGCTTCAAACTTTGATTTAACTTCTTTGTTATCCCATAGCCAGTGATCTCTTATTTTTCGTTGTAGCCGTATCCAGCCACGTTTATCTTTATTCATAGGGGAACTCCATGTATTGATAAAAGAATCTTCTATTCTTTT